TACCTTCGCTCTAGGCTCGCTCGCTCTATTGAGAGAAGCGGCAGGTAAGATCCGGCCCGTCGCAATGGTGGACATTTGGACGCAGTGGATCCTTAAGCCTCTACATGATTGGCTCCTTGAAATGTTAAGAGGGCTCCCTACTGATGCCACTTGGGATCAGGAAGGAGTTCTTAAGACTTTCGTGGAGCGGTTAGGGCCTGATCGGAAATTCTACTGTTACGATCTAAAGAACGCGACAGATAGAATCCCGATGGCCTTATATGTAGAGATGTTCGGGCCGCTACTCGGTAAGCCGGTAGCGGAACTCTGGGCACGCTTGCTTACTGATCGCTGGTACTTGACCCCAGATGACGCGCAGGAGGCCGGGTACCCGTCAAGGGTACGATATACGAGAGGTCAGCCCATGGGGGCATACTCGTCTTGGGCATCGTTAGCTTGGGTGCACCATTTCCTTGTGCAATTAGCACACTTGGAGGTGGGTGGATCAGGGTTCTTTCTCGACTATCTCGTCCTCGGTGATGACCTTGTCATTGCTAATGAGGAGGTGGCCTCGAAGTATCTTCAGCTTTGCGAAGCGTTCGGGATAACCGTAGGTCTAGCGAAAAGTTTTACATCCGTAGGACTTATCAACTTCGCTAACAAGACCTATTGGAAATCTACGAACGTTAGCCCTCTTTCTCTGAAGGAGGAGCTGTTAGCTACGTCTTGGCCAGCCAGAGTGTCCTTGGCCTCTCGAGTTACCGACCTATGGTACGCCATAGGAACTGAGGAAAGAACCCACACCGTTCTTCGGAACATGGTGGGTCCATCTGTATGGACTGCGTTGCAGTCGGAGCTTCAAGCCCCGACACCGCACGGAGTTGTCAGTGCATTAAGCCTTGTAGCGCTTAACCCTCTGGCTCTTGGAAGAGCCAAAACGTTAAACACCCAGGTCATTAGTGATTGGTTAAGGACTCACGTCCTGAAACCAGTTCAGACCTTCGGCTCTTTGACTCCTGACTTCTGCGTACAGCTGCTGCTGATCTTTTACGATCAGCTTGAGCATGCTCAGCGAGGTCGTCTCGGTCTTCTCCGACGTTGGCGCCAGCTTGTTTCCATAGCTTGGCACGAGTCGGAGGTCGAGCTGTTGCTCGACGTTGACAGTATACGGGTATTAATGGATCACGCCGACTCCCTAAAGGAGTCGTCTGTGAAGACTAAGGCGTATATCGATCGGATCACATGGGGAGCGGGGGGCCTGGGGTGGTGGGCAGGTGGTTCTCCGGGGCGTGGCTCATGGGCCCGCGATATGCGGGGAGCCACGCCCGAGCACGTGCTTAAGTTCATCGAAGGTATACTTGATCACCTGATCAAGATCAATTCGGAGTTACCCTGCCGGATTGAGCATATCCTTACTCCCCACTATTGTAGCGGGGGGGAAGGCGCTGCCCAAGATCTCGAACAAGGCGTGAAAGGGCCCCGAAATAATATCATCCCGCACAAAGCAGGAGTTGATTATGACGGGACCAAACTCGGAAACTTACCGTGGATAGCCGGACCAA